CCAGCAGTCTTCTTGTCAGCGTGTCGATGCCGTCTGCCAGTCTGTCCACGATTATGAGCAGCTCACGATCCTCCTGTGGCTCGCAGTATCCCTGTATCGTCAATGACTCCGGTGTAATCGTTTCTTTTGCTTTATGAAATGCTTTCAGCATGTCTTCATATTCTTTCCTTGGCTCAGGCTTCATGCCTTGTTCCTCCAATCCCTTCCAGGTATCGTTATATCCATCAGTTGCCTTCCCAGTGCTGTCAGCTCTCCGGTCTTTCTGTTCTCTAACTTGTTATGGCTTCCTTGGCTCACGCTAATCAGATTCCAGTCACACCATGCGTATTCCGGATACGTTTCTGCCGGATAGATATGGTGCACGGTCGTTGCTTCTTCTGCACGGCCATACATTGCAGCTACCCGGTCCCTATACTTATCCAGACGCAGGATATGCTTCTGCTTCTTTTTCCACTTCCTGTGGTAATAATCAAACATCCTACCACTCCTTCATAAGCGAAATTATAGGGATCAGAATGATTCTTGGCAATCCAACAAATTGTCTTTGCTTTGGTCTTCATTTTGTCTGTGCTTTTGTCTATGTTTTGTACTGTATTTTGTCTATCTTTTATATTCCGGCATCAAAAAAAGATGTGAAATATTTACACATCTTCTTTCGCTTCCATGATTTCCTTCATTACTTCGTCAGCATATAAGGTATCTATTATCCTGCATATCAGTCTATCTCTATGCTTATACACCGTCTGTTTTGCGAATCCCGTTGCTGCAATAACTTCTTCAAATGTCATTTGCTTAAAATAATGTAAATCGATTATAGGATAATATTTATCACCCTTTATGCTCTCTATTGCTTCATCCAGTTTCTTGTAGCTTGTCTGTGTACATTTTGGGTGTAAGAACAATATCTTCTCCACCTTCTTAAATCGCTTACTTCTTGTGGTCGCTTTGCTCATATATTTCTCTTACCTTTCTAATCAAAGATTCCGACGGTATCCACTTGAAACCATACTGCCGGATAAATACATTTTCTGGTGTTTGTAACCATTCTCTTGTCAGCTGCAGCGCATTATAAGATTCCACATGTCCTGATTCCCGTGTGACTAACACCAAGTCATCAAACGGTATGCGTACACACACTACTGGATCCGACATCCTATATACTTCCTCCACAGCATCCTCCGGCGTTATTACATCTATCATGTGCAGCTCACGTAGTCATCACAACATACATCATCTTTCCATGCATACATTCCAGTTGTTATGCATCTACCACTCTTAAAATTAAGACAACTTCCACATGTTTGTTTTATTGGTTTTTCTATTGATCCTTTCCTTTTAAATTTAAATTCGGTGCATGATCCATATATTGTTCTCAATCCTTCGCTCTCTTCATCATACACTTCTGCTTTGATACAACTTGTTTTGGTTTCCTTGTCTCTGTATTGGCATACATTAAGCACTATATCATATACCTTTCCATGGAATTCCATATCATGGGTATCTCTAAACTCATCATAATTCATCGTCTTATTCCCTCCTGTTGTGCAATATTCCTGTATACCTGCAGCCTTCCATTGACAACCTTCATTGCCACAATCTCTCCTCTGGTCTTTCTTAATTCTGTTTCGATCGATGCAGCGTGCAGATCCGTTTCCTTCATCCGCTGGGCTTCGTATTCCAGTGTATTGAGATAGGTTGTTTTCTCAACGATGATGTTTTGCATGATTTCCATTGCTTCTTCCAGTGTCATTTTCCTTGTTTCCTCCTCTTTAAATATGTTACATACACTATAAAACTGTAACGTATTTTTGGATGTCTCATGATGTGTGTAATAGCTGATGTATAAAGGCTTTACGCTCATTTCACGGTGCCCTTTATCAAAAAATATGTGCAAACTTTTTCATTTCCGATTTTTCTGCTTTGCCAGGTATAAAAACCACTCTTTCCAGCACTTCTCGTTTGACATCCTGCATTTATCTTTCCTGCAGCGGTTTGGTGTGAAGGCATATATGGATTTTGGACATGCAGATGTATCGTCCATCTTTCCTTCTGCATTCTCATATTTGATATGTTCGCATGCTCTTGTGAATGCATCTTCCAACACTATGTAATGTTCAATTAACTCTCTTAATGGTTTCAGATATTCTTCCGCATCTTCGTATGTATCTGTGCATAGGCACATCAGTTCGATACCTTCATATAACTCTTGATATTCATTCATAGCCTGTTCCCTTTCTGTGTTATCCATGATCTAAGCTTTTTCAGCATCTTTTCTACTCTCCTTTGTACGTTTCCGGCAGCTCCTGCCATGCGATTACTTTCTAATTTTCCCTGTCGATACATTTATTATTGCAATGCCATTGCTTACCATATCCATATCCTGTAAATATCTTTTCTACTTTCCGCTGTCCATATACGTTTTCTAACGTTGCTAATACTGCATATCCCGCAAAGATCGGCATCATCTCTTTTACCGATATCCATTCATCTTCTTTTGGCATTCTTTATCCTCCTATATAAATAGACTGGCGTGTCTTTTGGACATCATTTGCATCCCACATGATGTATAACAGCGTCGTCGAAGAATCACTATGGTTATACATTTTTTGCAGTGTCAGCAGCTTACCACCATTTTTATAGTACATGTATCCAAACGTTTTACGCAGGCTGTGCATCGCGAAGTTATACGGTATGTTGCATTCTTTTTTTATATCATCCATGATGCGGTCGGCCTGCTGGCGGCTGATTGCTCGTATCACACCGTCCTTTCTTTGCGACGGGAACAGATATTCATGTTCCGTCAGGCCAAGCGTGTCAGCGTATTTCTGGACGTCCTGCACAAATTTTTTATTCAGCGGGAATATCTGTTGTTTCCCCGTCTTGTTTTCTTTAATGTGCATATGGCCACCGATGATGTCACCCACTTCCAGCTGCAGCAGGTCTTCGGTCCTAAAGCCCACGTTTATTGCGACCATGAACAGCATATAATTGCGATAATATGTTTCATATCGTCTCAGCTGCCCTTTCTGCTTTGCACGATCACGCTTTACCAATAGATATTTTGATATCCTGTGCAGCTCTTTCTCATCCTTGATCGGCAGTGTTTGCTTTTTTCCTTTGGTCTTGTATTTGATATGGCGCGTCTGCTGGCGGTCCCTGTAGCTTGTTTTCCCCATATCTCTTCTACCTATAATCTAAACTCCGGCTCTTTGCCAATTAGTCTAAGATAGCGGTATTCTTCACCTTCCATTAGATAATAGGTTATGTTCGTCCACCCTCCTGCATCGTGATCGAAGCGATGATATATGATATCTCCATCATCATTCATAAACGGCGCTGTATAGCTGTCAAATGCCGGAGCGCCTTGCGAACAGTAGGTCATGACTTCTTTTTCAAGCATTGGGTCGTATATCTTCCCCCATTCTCTGGCATTTACCCAGGATAAAAACTTTCCACGCTCATCCGGTGCCAAAGCCTGCCCGCACTCCCCACAATATTTGTCTGACTTTTTCACCCAAATTCCGCAGGTCGGGCATTTTGCGATTACAGTAGTTCCTTTTTTAAATATTGCGCAGCCTATTTTAACATCTCTTTTCAACGTATCAACACATATCATTTTAGGCATCATACGATCTAATGCCGGTTTGATATCGTCTACAAGCTTATACAAGTCTTTTGCGGAGCACGGCTGCCCTATCATGCTATCTAGCTCTGCGCATGCATCCATAGCTTTTATGACAATATTCTTTTCTTTTTCATCCACTTCTGTTTTCCTCCTTTGTAAAATCAAACAAGCTCGGCATGTCTCTCTGATCCTGTGCATCCTTACAGTAACCTACTCCATCACGAAAGTAGTCCTGTGACAGCTCGATACCATATCCTTTTCGGTCCATCTTGATGGCCATCATTGGTACTGTAAACAAGCCGGCAAATGGATCAAGCACAGTATCACCTGTATTGCTGTAGCGGTTTATGATCCGCTCTACAATATCCAACTGTAAAGGGCATACATGCATCTGGACCTGCCGCCGGCTCTGCTCTGTGTTGAGCGTCCGCATACGATTGATATCGTCCCACACCTCATCTGTCCAGCTGCCTGGTGCAACGACCATGAAAGATGCCGGCAGTTTGTCCTGTACATCCAGCTGCTGCGCTATCTCACAATGCTCATGGTAATCATATACACTACTTCGTGAGTATTTGCGGTATGCCTTTTGCAGGTCTTTTATATCCATCTGCAGGATCTCTTTTTTTGTCAGCAGTCTATCTCCGGAGCTGCGCCAGTAGCCATGCGCGTCGATCTGCCACTGTGCCCGGCCATACTCTTCCTTGCTTTTTACGACTGGCTCATCCGCGTATGCATTGCTTCTGTCCGTCGGAAGCTTTCGAAATAGTAATACGTACTCTGGACACCCTACTCCCATCTTGCTACCATCCTTGCACTGCTCCGACCATCCCAACCGGTACGTCTGATTATTTTCCCGCACGACATCCGTTACAATGGTGATCATGCCGAAATACTGAAATCCGTGTTTTGTATAATGCTCAATGCATAAGGCGTGAAACGGCTCTATTGTTGGCATGCCGGTGCCAGTCGCATTGCCAAACAGTACCCTGTCCTTTACATGTATTGCCGCAACACGGCCAGGCTTTAAGATGCGCAGCAGCTCCGGCGTCAGAAAGTCCATCTGCCGGAAGAATTCTGCTGTCGTTTCATTATGCCCAAAATCGTTATATGTCGGCGTGTATTCATAATGATTTGAAAACGGAATCGACGTGTGGATCAGGTCAATGCTGTTTTCATCCATTCTTTTTGTTTCCTGTACACAATCGTCATTAACAGCCGTGTACAGCTTCTCTTCTATCTTCACTGTTTCATCCCACACTTTCCTTTTCATAAATGCTTCTTTGTTTGCTTCACTTAAACCGTATTTATGTACTATCTCCACCATCTTATCTACAAGGTGGTCGTGGTTCTTCCACTTCTCCAGCAGGGCTGTTTTTATGTTTTCTTCATCTTCCGTGTATATGACATCGATAATCACCTGTTCTTTCTGTAAGAACCGATAGATACGGTGTATTGCTTGTATAAAATCATTGAACTTGTAATCTATCCCCAGAAATACAGCACGGTGACAGTGCTTCTGGAAATTACATCCGGATCCGGACATAGATTTCTTTGTTGTGAATACTCTTGTTCGACCTTCTGAGAAGTCAATGATCCGTTCCTCTCTGGTGTCGATGTCCATTGATCCGTAGATATCCACTGTTTCCGGGACGGCTTTTTTTAAAGTCTTTCGTTCATCTTCCAGGTCATGCCATATTACAAAGTTAGCATTCGGATCCGCATCTATAATCATTTTAGCTTTGGCGATGCGCTGCTGCAGGCTCTCGCGTTTTAATTGCGCCGCATCCTGCAGAGATCCAGCAGCATCCTGATATAGCTGATATTCGCCATTTTTCCCGACAATATCGCCATGCTCTATTTTCAGTTTATGCCACCGGATATCCATTCCCGGCAGGTCGTAACCGGCATCGCTGTACTGCGGATCAATGTCCGACGGCTTTGTGACAAATATTGCCCAGCTAGACATCCACATCCAGAACTCATCCTCCTGAGCTGGTAGCAGTGTCAGATTATTTGCTTTCGTGCTGTCACGTTTGAAGAATCGTGTAAGAGCCTGTCCGGTATCCATAATCTCCAAAAAGCCGGCGTAATGTATCAACTCTTTGTACCTGTTTGGCGATGGTGTTGCTGTTGCGACAATCTTGTATTTCACACCCTTGAATTTGTCGATAAACGTCTGATATACCTTTGATCCGAATGAACGTAGTACAGAAGCTTCATCCAGTGACACTGCCACGAAATATGATGGGTCTATATCTCCATCCCTGACACGCTCATAATTCGTGATCATGATATCGTTATCGCAGACCCTGATATCCTGCATGCAGGTAACGTATGTTGGTCTGTTCATATCGAGCAGCTGCACTGCATCATGTACAAATTCCTGTTTTACGCCCAGTGGCATAATGAGCAATGCTTTTCCATGCTCGTGTTGCGTTATGATCCTGCAATACTCCAACTCCATTATCGTTTTGCCAAGCCCAAATGACGCAAACAACGCCCGCCGACCACCTTTTACCAGCCATTTAACGATATCCCTCTGATGCGGCAGCAAGACATGATGCAGCTCTCCGGTATCTATATCAAATCCGGAAACCGGCGCCTGCTCGATCTTACTTCGAATAAATTCAAGATAGTTCATAATTCCTTCACCATTTGTTTTAATGTTTTATTAGCATTATATAATCTGTCATACGGAAACTCATGTTCCTGCAGATATCGGAAGTAATCTGATGTTCCTTCGAATCCTTTTATATTATCCGGTTTCGCATGTGTAAACTGTGTGTACAGTATGCGATTCAACGCCACTTTATAATTCTTTGGTTCGATTTTTCTATCTGCGGTTCCCATACAGATTTTATCGTCATAAAACATATTTGGCATTGCATGCCGGTATAACTGCGTCTGCATGCCTTCTAACTTTTTATAACAATATGCCACGATATCCTTCACCTTCTGTTCACTATGCTTTATTGCATAGATAGAATTCGGATAATTTATTTCAAACGCTTTTCCTGCATACATTACAATTTCTTTATGCTCTGGCTGTTTGACAACGATACACTTCGGTGACACAGCAATGACGTCTTCGTCTATCGTTATCATATCTTCTTTGTAATTATCGATATCTGTAGCTTCAGGAAACGTCTTTTTCATTTTGCAAACAAGATCCTTTATACTAACTGCTTTAAAAATATCCTTGTCTTTTACGCAGTCATGCACCAGTATTTCAGCATCATTGCTACGGTCAGTTAATCTTATAATCATTTCTTCCATTACAGCAGTACCTCTCTTCGTGTATCACATACATTCATATTTTCGCGAAGCTTTGTTGCGATATTTTTTGTGCCGTCTTGATTCATTCCTATAAACAGATCAGGCTCTAATGTGCGTACTTTTTTCTGAGCTTGCAACATATTCAGAAAATCCATCCGGAATTCTTCTTCGATGCTGTTGTAAACCTCTATATCTGCATAACTCTCTGCCCAATATTTTACTCCGCTGAAATACATTCCAGGTACGATCTCTTCAAATGCAAACCTTTCGATCAGTACTTCTAATTCGTCTATATTACGCATGTTTTCGTCTACTATCAAAATTCCAGTACGTGCATTTATTTCATCAAAATCAGACCAGAATTCCTCTGAATTCCATTTTTCTATCACTTCCGCATCTGTCATTTTCCGATATCCATCCGGCATATATGCCCATAATTCCGAAAAATCTGGCCAGTTTTTTTCTGTGTATTCGGTTAAAATATTTTGTTTACGTCCATACAGCTGCCGCCCTAGCCGTGTATATCTTGCGAACTGTGTAAGGTATCCACTATTATCGGTTTCCAGAATGAATTCATCTGTAAGGCAGCCAATCATAATTTTCAGCATTATGCTGTCTTCTGTCCCGAGTGCATCCGAAATATGAATATCGTCCAACATACCGCTAAACATATTCATATCGTCCTGGCAATAACCCAAATATTCTATGTTTTTGAATCCTTGCAGCAACTCATTTACCAGTTCTTCATCTTTGCAGTACTCACACATTTCTTTAATCGTCCATCCATATGATCCATGTTTAAGCTCCTGCTTCTGGATCTGTATGTACTTCCTCAAATCTTCGTACAACGGTAACACCTCGTTTCACTTTTCCCTGCCCCAATAGATAAATATGCTCCAGTACAGCGGTAGCCATTTTCAGATTCGTGATCATATACTGCATGTTTCCGGCAGCTGTCTGTTCCTCACAGTTTTTTTCTGTCGGATGTACATCATCTTTCAGCTGGTATGTCTGGCTACGCAACTTTCCTTCTGTTTTGCCGGTGTGATATTTTAAAGCAACATAGACATTTCCATCATATTCACTGTTCGCCGAGTCTATATATACACATTCAGGAAGCTGCTGGAACGTCTGTTCCAACAATACTCTCGTATTATCGTTATCCACACATCCGATCAGGACCGGCGGGCATCCTTTATATTTTGATTTCAGCAATTCAACAATCTCGTTCTTTGTAACATATCCGTCAATTGCTTCGCATATGTCTCCGTAAAAGGTATTTATCTTCCGTGATAATGCTATCGCTTTGTTATCGCCTATATCGTGGCTCTGGTATGCCTGACGCTTCATGTTTTTCTCCTCAACCACGTCGCCATCTATGACTACCATCTTGCTTCCGGAATCCATAATAATTTTCGGCAGGTCCCTCGCCACAAGGGAGCCGGTCCCACCAACTCCCACGACAACAAATACATAGTTCATGATCAACCTTTCGAATGTTTCTGGAAGGAGACAGCCAGAACGTTCTTGTCCGGAAGATAATCATAATTAACTTTTCCACCGAAATCATAATCCCCATGCTCCAGCATAAGGTTTGAAATTTCGCTTTCACTGTATTCTTTTCCTACCTCAAAAATGTGTGATACATCCTGCTGCTGACGGTCCATCCAAAGGATGAACGGGAACGTATATTTCTTTCCGGATGCTTCCTTCTCCGTCCCTTTGGCTTTCGGTTGCTCGGCTTTCCCTTCTGCGGGTTGCTGCGTTTTCTCAGTAACTTCCTTTTTCAGCTTCGGTTTAACTGCTTTCTTTTCCTTTACTTCCGGTTCTTCCACCTTTAACATATCCATTAAACTCATGCCACTACCTCCGTATCTTTACTTGCATATAACATCGCAATCTTATACACATCTTCTTTTTCGTCATGTGTCACTACGTTCGTTTTTGTAAACCCAATGATTCCACTTTCAGTTCCGCGAATCGCTTTTTTCAGTCTGTCTGCATCCATACGCATACACAGCGCCTTCCCGTGATACTCCTGCACTTCCACCACAATATCTATTTCATGATCTTCTTCTCCCGGTTTTGGTGAGCTTTTAACATGCAGGACGCCATCTTTCATCTGCAGCTTCACCGCTTTTGTATATCCCTTTACCATGTCGATTGCGGCAAGTAGCTCTGATATATTCAGCTTTAACGTTACTAGCGGCTCTTTATGTTTGTCTTTCGTCGGATCGTATAGAGCGGTTGCTATCAAAGACGTGTAAAACATCCGATTTCCATTTGCAAACACCGCCACTCTTCCGTCCGTAGCAGCTACTGCATCTTCTTCCAGATACTGTAAACTTTCTTTCGGAATATTGATTTTACCTTTCAAACCTGATCTTTTGTATTTTATATAAAATGACGCTCCGTCTGCGGCAATGATGCCTTCTGGAAATACTGTGACACCATTCATCTGCACTTTTGTTTTGTCGTATCCGATAAATTCTTTCCCATCTGTTATTTCTGCAGGTGTGATTGATAAGCTCTCCATATCTCCTGTTTCTGGTTCTTCCACATGTATATCCACCATATCTGTCAAAACGAATTTTGCTTTACTTGACTTAACAGTTATCTTCTTACTTTTTACTGTTAAATCGAATTCACCGAGCTTGGCGATTGTTAGGTAATCACGTTTTGAAACCGTGAAATCCATATCTCCCGATAGTCCTGTTGCTCTGTATTTGCATATAAATCCCATTCCAGCTTGATCTGTGCTGTGAATGACGATAACTTCTGCGGCCGCTACAGCCATTACACGGTTATACTCCATAGCATACTTGGCGTTAAAAAAATCGCTGGAAAGTCTCATAGCTCCACCCCGCAATCTCTCGCTGATAACTGACCAGCTGCTACCTTCGTCCTTTTAGGTCTTATAATCAGCTCATAGCCTGCAGATGATAGGTAATTGATCATATCGTCAGCCGGCATCATTGCGCCAGTATCCAGATAAAGTAACAACCCTTTATCTCCTGCATCATATTTTCTCAGCAGCGCATATACATCACTGTAATCACGTACAGTGATTTTTTCGCATGTCAGAAATGCACCCTTGAATGCTTGTTCCACTTCTATCGGCATTTCCACCGTTCTAGCCAAATAGTTCACCATCTCCTGTTCGCACACATGTGATTCTTCCAGGAATAAATTCACGCACTTTGTTATCTGCGATATATCCATGTTGTGCTGCTTGATCAGCTTACCTGCTTTTAAAAACTCTTTCTCTGTCATATCCTCTTCTCCTTTGTTCATCTATCGTTCTCGTCTGAGCCGTTTGTAATTCGCGTTATACCAGCGTTCGCAATCCTTGCAATACGCATTGTGCCGATTCTGCTTTTTCATAAATCGAAAATTACTTTCTGGCTTATATTCACCACACATGCTGCACTTCCGCATTACATTTTCACGCACTGTTATCGCCATCCTTTAACGGGTCCCATTTACGCAGCTGCGCATATATGTATATCCCTGCATTTACTTGATTGATAAAAACTTGTGCATCCTTAAACACATAGCCTTTGTATTCCTGACGTAGCATTCGCTCGATCGCGGAAAAGTCCTCTTTCATGGCACGCGCATGCTTTCGCTTGAACGTTGAGTGATTCTTCCGGATGGTCGGCTGTTTCAAGTTGCCCCGGCTCGTATTCCATCTGCGCTTTCCACGTGGCTTTTTGGTAATGTAGTTCGCCATTCCAGTAACACCATCTTCGTTATAATCGATCGGCCGTAGTTCATTACGTCTGCCCTTTTTCCACAACTTGTTAAGTTCGTCCATCGTCAATCCTCGATCTATTACAAAATGATGATGGCAACGTACTTCATCTTCCTGCCATTCCGTGATGTAAAGGTACTTTGCCCTGGGCTTCCCCTGCTTCTTCAAGCGTTCATTCACACGGCGGAAAAAGTTCCGGATATCTTTCAATGCTTCTTCCAATGATTCTGGTTCTTTGGTATACGTAAAGGTAATCCAGTAACCTGTCATAAAGTTAGCATTTAAAAGACGGATCACATGCTTTCTGGCATTCTTATCATTAAGGTTCTGCATCTCCTCCTTTGTCGGTTTCCTTCTCCCAATCGGGATCTGACTCCATCTTGTAAACTCCGGATATATTTCCACTTCCAACTGTGTTCCTGAGTAGATTGACTTTGTAGCGTACACGCTTTTTATCTTTCCGTTTCTTAAGGCACGTTCAATTTGAGATTCTGACAACATACTTGCCTGTGTATCAAATGCCCTTTCATAGTCATAGTCGAGATAGCGCTGCATTGTCGGTCGTCCTCGTTGTCTATTGTGTTTCTTCATGCATCTCTTCCTTTTCCGTCGTTTTGTTAATATCCATTTCAAGGCCGGTAAGGACTATTCAAAATACCTTTATTTGCTTGCATTTTAGACACTTTATGGTACAATAAAAGTAAGTTGAATAGTCAACTGCTCACTATAAAAAGAATGTTGTGCTTGTCAGGTTAAACATTCTTTTTTTATACTCTTCTGATTGCACTGAGCATATCATCATACACCTTTATCTGGTGCTTATATTTCATGTTCTCATCGATTCTATAAGCTCCGACATAGTGCCTTTTATTTGTGATCAGCATGAAGATGGAATCACTGCACAGAGCGACGCGTATGTCATTGCTCTTGTCTGCTTCCTGTATTTCCAGCAGCAGCTCCCTCTGCATCTGTTTTATCGTCTGCGGTGCATCCTTTGCGTATCTCATTTCCTGTTTCGCTTCCTCGTATGCCTGCATGATAATATGTCGTAATATACATGCATCATCTTCTGACGATTTTTCCAGTCTTTCATCATTCAATATCATTCCATCATCGAATTGAAATTCAAAGCAAAGGATCGCACGTCTTGTATTCAACTTTTCTTCATAGACTGCATCTCTTTCCTCTTCTACCAGTTTTGATAGATATGACTTTACGCACTGATACAGATTTCCATTGAAGATCCGCCGTTCCATATCATCATAATCTTTGAAAAATATACGTAATGGCATACCGTTATCTCCTTCCATTATTTTTTTATATATACCTGCGTGTTATATGTCCCTAGTCGCTCTGCCACAGCTTCTGATTCGCACAGTATGTCAATGTGGTTACCTGTGTAATTGCCTGTATCCTGTGCAATATACTCCTTACCATTGATTAACACGATAGTGCCGTATGGTATTACATTAGGATCGACACCAATAGTCACTCCGATTTCTGGATCAGCTCCACTAGCGGTTGCTGATGTAATATCCATGCCATAGTATGTTATCCTAAACTCACCAGGCAGAGCTGTTCATTTTGGTTGTGATTCCAGCTTCGCGATTTCCTTATTCTTTTCTTGCAGTTCAGCATTCTGCTCTTTCACAACCTGCCGGACCATCTGTAATTCCTCGTTTGTTACTCTGTTCAGCAGCTGCAGCCTTTCTATCTCTTCTGTTTGCACGTTGCTCCATATGGTCGTATAGATGCCAAGACCAAGAAAAGCTACACCGATCAGCAACCGGCGGAAGTTGTCACGCATGGGCAATCTCCGCAGGAATCTCATCCTCTAGAATCTTTCCGTCCGTTGTCATTTTTAAGACCATAGTTTCGCCGGTACAATCTGTAACCTTTACAGCATTGTTTGCAAATAATTCTACATACAACTTCTTTACAGACAATCCCCAGTCCTCTAAATGCTGCAAGCACTTATACTGTGCTATCGTTTTGATTTCTACATTACATTTCATATGTCATTTCCTTTCACGATATTAAACTTTTTCAGCTGATCAAGTATCTCCCTCAAAGTCTCCTTGACAGCTGCCTGTTCACAACCTTGTAAAGAATCTTTTGCGGGGATATAACTCCTATGCTCCTTCATCTGGTTTTCAATGATTTCCTTAAGCAATACAGTCTGATAAGATATCTCTTTTGCAAAGTACGAATCTTTTTCAATTATGACAGGGAAGCCCTTTTTATCTTCTTTTTCCATTGCTTCCAGTTCTCTTCGTTTATAGTATTCTAAAGCTTTCAGCGTGTCTTGCATATGTATTCTCCTTTCAATTATTTTTTATTTGTTACGATTCTTTCCCTATGATATTATTTACCTGTATGGAAAGGGGGTGAAACTATGAAAATCAATATCTATTTCATTGACGGTTCCAAAATCAAAGTAAGCAATGATGCAACTATCGAAGGAACAAGACTGTCCGACACAGCATTTACTTCCTTCTTTGAATTTCTGTCATATAACATCAGAAATTTGGATACTACATCATTTCTACATATTGAGAATAAAAATCGAATATATGAAATCAATGTCAATCAGATTTGTTACATTGAAAATGTGACTGAAAAGCCAGATGATTATCTATAAACACCATAAAGAATCTTGGTCATTTCTAGTGCACCTTGCGCTTGACTCCGATCAAGGTTTTTTATATGCTCATATAAATCTAATGCTGCCGTAAACATTCCTGTACCCTCTATAACCGAATCTAAATCTTCATCGTCTGTTTTGACCGTTAACTGATTTTTGCCCATCATTTCAGCTGATTTCCATTTTACTATTTTAAGTAGTAAAACCATTTCTCCTTCTGATAAGCCTTTTTCAATAATGATTTCAGATATATCTTTTGCCATTTTTTCTATTCTGTGTGCAGTTAATTCATTTTCCATCTTTTCATTCTCCTTTCTCATCATTCTCCATACATTTCCAGTACCCAAGAAAGCGGCACCTTTCTCTCGTATGGATTCTTTTTATCTTTGTTTGCAACTTTGACATTCTTCATGATTTTTACCGCCGTAGCAGGAGAACAATTAAATTCCTTGCAAATTTCCTTATTCCCTACATATACCGGGATATTTAATTGTTTCATCCTTTCACGCCCCTTTCTTTAAACTGCCGGTGACTGGAATCCATTGCTAATGTTTACGCCAATAGATAATCCTTTGAAGAATACATTAAGGTCATGGCTAATATTCGGATTCCGTTTCTTCGCTTCATAAAGCATTGCGGCCAGCTCATAGATTTCTTTCTGGTCTTCACGTACTCTTTCTGCTGTCATATTAAGTCTCTCCTCTCTTTTATATACCATCAGGTATCTTTCAGACACATTATAGTGTATAAAATACATTATGTCAATCTATTTGTGTTGATTTTAGATACTTTTTAGATTATAATGTGTGTACACAGGAAAGGAGGTTATGTTTGATGGATTGCAATGGCCGTATAAAGTTGTTACGCAAAACTCTAAATTTAAGTCAAGATGCATTTGGAGAAAAATTGGGTATTAAAAAATCTGCTGTATCCAAAATAGAAAACGGAGAAAACGGCTTAAAAGATCAACTTGCTAAATTGATATGTAGAACATTCAATGTTGATTACTTCTGGCTTACAGAAGGCGCTGATGTGGATATGTTCATGGCATTTCCGGAAACAATCATTGATGAAGTCGTAGAAGAATTTGATTTGAATGCAGATGATAGAGCCTTGATTGAGACATATCTTGAAGCATCACATGAAGAACGAAGAGTATTACTAAATTTTTTTCAAACGTTTGCAAAAAAAATACAAAAAGACGAGGAATGAAAACCTCGTTTTTTGTAGTATAATATGTTCAAATAACAAATAATTTTCTTACTAAGAATGAAAGGATGTCAAAATGAAGGATATAAATTCAAGAATTGCAGAGGTTAGAGCAACTTTAGAATTGAGTATGCGTGCTTTTGGCGAAAAGCTAGGTATAAGTGGCTCTTCTATAAATGCAGTAGAAAAAGGACATAACAACCCCAGTGATCAGACTGTTAAGCTAATTTGTAAAGAATTTAATGTTAATTATTTATGGCTCACCGAAGGAAAAGGTGAAATGTTTGAAGCACCAGATTCAGCACTTGATGATTTGGCGATGCAATATGATCTGAATGAAATAGATCTATATTTGATAAAGGCGTATCTTGATTTGTCAAAAGGTGAGCGCGCAGAATTCTCAGAAGCAATATTGAACAAACTTCTAACTATATTAAAAAAGGAGCTTCACACTGATCAAAAAAATTAGTATTTAAACAGCATGACAAAAAGCGAGGTTTTCCTCGCCTTTTTGTTACTTCACTTAATAAAATAATGCATTACATATGAATAAATACGACGTAATTTATTTATAGAACGAATGCTTAAAACCATATCAATTATATATTTTTTTAGCTCTTCTTCAGACATATGCTCGCTATCTCCTTATAATTACACCCTTTGCAAAGCATGTATATATTATAGCAAGAAGTATGTTATTTTTACATATACTGTATGAATTGGAAATATTTTCCATGTTTAATATTCTTATGCTATAATGAAATAAATAGTATGGAGGGAAATAAAATGAAAAAACTATTTACATATGGTATTTTGGCATCAATATTTATAGGTGGTTGTGCTACAACAAAAACACCTGAGCAATCTTATAAATCATTAAAAAATTATAGCTCCAAAATTTTAGTTAATTATAGGGATATTAACGGAGATTACAGAGACGTAAACAACTCTTGTTATAATATTGATGGTGTTGAAAAAAAATGCGCTAGAATCCTTAAAGAGCCTAATTATAACTATGAAGTCATACTTTATAATGACGACAATGATGCGATAATAAGTGTTGATGTTGATAATGGTAAAAGCGGTAATATAACTTATATGGAAGATTCACAGGCAACAAATTATTTTGTAAAGGATGTAAATGATGAGATAATTTCTTCTTCCGATGGGGCAGCATTAGATGATGTGAAAAAAGATTACAAAGAGATATTATCCAATATAGGTTTATCTGAAAACGAATTCAGAGATAGCGTTGAATATTTTGCTAAAAAGGAAGGTAAGTCCATCATCGATCAGGCTTTAAAAGAATATAAATTACAAAAACCTCGTGATTATGACGATATTAAAGCAGCGATATTAAAAGATGTTGAAATTTCCAAAGGAGAAAACTATATAAATGTTGACTTTAACGTAAATACAGAAAATCTACTATATATTCCCGGTAAAGATGAAGGCATTATTTATACAAGTAAACTTGATAAAAACATTGAAATCTCCATTTTACCGCCTAACGAAGTAATCGCCAGCACAAGTGACAAAAAGTGTACTTATTCGCTGAATAGAGATAAGATAATAGATGGCAACTGCACTCAATCAGAAATTGACGATGCTAAGTCTATGGAATTCTGGTTTAACGAATTCTTACATAATCACAGAATAACTTTAAATGAATTATTTACCTTTTTTAGACAATATAATAAAGGATGAATTTACTCATCCTTTTTATATTCCTAAAAACTCTTTCTTTTTTATTTCAAATTCCTCTTTTGTAATTATATCATTATCTAATAATTCTTTGAGTGCTTTCAGTTCATCATATCGTATTGCATTCGTTCTCTTAAAATCATCATCCTTTTTTTTACATGCATCTTTATCCATAAAATCAATGATACTCTTATCACGCTGTTTAAACCAGTGCGCATATGTATTGTGCAGTGTCTGTACCGTATCTCCCAGTCGCTTTGCGACGTCAAAATCTGTAAACTGATCAGACATGTTATTTATTAGATAACTCGCGTGAGAGTGCCTGAAATCGTGTACTCTGATCAATTCAAGTTGTTTATTCTTATTTTCATCCTTTTCATTGGCCGCTTTTACTTTTTCACGCTTTACCCGGCGTACAGTTTCCGGGTCCAGCGGCTTGTCAAAGCCAAACACAAAGCAATCCAGTGTGAATCCCTCATACTCCTTCTGCAGCTTGTATAACTCTTTTAATGATTCATGTATCCTTTTCGGCATTGATATTTTTCTGTGTGCATTCGGATTCTTTGGTGATGTTATTTTATATGGACGCAGCTTGAAAGATACGGATTTTTTTATTTCCACGGTGTTCTCATTGAAATGGATGTCGTTCCATGTAAGGGCGTTTGCTTCGCCCGATCTAGTCCCCATGAAATATAAAAATTCAAAGAAATAATAAAAACGGTCTTTTTCTGGGAACTCATCCAGGAACAGCTGAAATTCATCCGGTTCCCATATTTTCATTTCCTCTCTTGGTTTATCCTTGTTAATTCTTCGTTTTACTTTGCTCATGGGATTTGCAGGAATGTATCCCTTTTCTACAGCAAGCTGAAAGACCGGATTCATTGCGTAAAATATTTTCTTAACCGACCTCTCTGAAATCTCATAATCAAGCTGCCATATGTATTCCTGTAGCTCCTCCGACGTGATTGTTACGATATCCCTATCCCCAAACCTTGCTACAGGGCGCTTTAAATCGTCTTCCTTCGTCTTTTTTGTGGATTCTTTAACATCTACATACCTGCTTAAAAAGTCCTCGCATACGCTGTTAAAAAGCCTATCCTTGCGTGTTTGAGTTTTTGGCTTAAAAAGTCCTTTGGCTTTTGCTATGTTTTCATCATATTTTTTCTTGTATTCTTTTATTTTACTTTTTGGGTAGTCAGCTATTTGCGGTGTTGGCCCCAGAATCTCCTCTATGTATTCACCAGCCGATAACCGAATTTTAATATCCTCTTGCCTTTTTTTAAATTCATCCTTAAAAATGATTTCCTCTTTCGCTGCCTTTGCTTCTGTTTTGGCAAGTGCCGGTATCTCATAATTGTAATAGCTGCCGTCCCAGCGGGTTAGCTTGCCTTTCATGATCAGCTGCTTTTTATCTCTGATAATCGTCATATAAACCACCTCTATACCCTCATATTAGCATAAAAACCCGAAAAAACAACCCAATTTTTTCGGGTTGTTTTCGGGTTGATATATCTAAGGCTTCAAAAACCCTTTATTTATCATGATGGTGCCGGTACCCAGAACTATAGAAATATCCATTTTCCATCTTTTTTTATTATATTTCATTCTTTTTCATTATAATATAAGGATATATTTGTTTTTCGTTTTAATTCATTATATCATTTTTTCATAAATTGCATATTTTTTTCTGGTTGTTTTCGGGTAAACAGAAAACTCCTGCACTTATACAGGAGCTGGCAGCTAGGAAGAAGATATGATACGGATTTTTATGGGGGAGTAAAATATCTTTGCTGCCATATATATTATCTCACACTTTAATTATAAATGTAAAATAATCATCAAATACGGGATTTTTCATCTTAAATCTTTACTTATTATTTAGTGTTCGTAAAAAAGTGCACATTGTGCGTTATTTCCATTGACATAGCGCACAATGTGCGCTATAATGTAAGTGTAAAGAGAGGTAAGCAATATGAAAGCAATCGAAATCATCAACATTTTAAAAAGAGAATACAGCGATGGATTCTCTGGGTACATCGGATTCAGAAAACCGACTGACGATGAATCTTATAACATTGGTGACCAGTGTCGTAATTCATACGATTGGGATTATGAGTATGATCTTTCTTCTTACGATACTGAGAATCCAATTGAGTTAGACGGAACATGTGCTACCGGCACGTACATTGAAGATGATGAAGATGCTGAAAGTATTATTACTGAAATGATGGAAAGCAATTTTAATACATACGCAGGAAATGAACAAATTGTTGTATACGGACAATCCGCTGAATACGGTGCTGATGAAGACGAAGTCATTATTAAAAATGCAACCGTCATTGCTATTATCAAATAGGGCAACCCTCTAAGGAGAAAAATCATGACAAAATTAACACAGGAAACATTTGATGAAATCTGCACTTACATGAACGATGAAATCAGAGAACAGGTACACGGAGAATTAGACTTACCTTGCACACCAGAAGAATTTTTAAACAGATACCTTGAATTAGATCCAGGTTTCGCTGAACTGCTTAATTCTGAATTTAATCACATTGAACTTTAATGATTATGAGGAGCGTTGCTGCTCCTCAATCTATCTATAGGAGGTAACTAATGAAAAAACAAGTGTCATTCCAGACATATTCTTATTTCTATAAAAATGCTCAGCAGTGTACAAATAAAGAGAATTTTATTGAAGATGTTATGTCTCTTGATTATAACGATTGGGCTATTGGATACAGTGCTGAGGAGATAAACGATATCTTAAATTACATTTATGAACTAGCACATTGCAGTATAGCCGCTTTACGTGAAAAGCTTGGTCTTACCAAGGTTGCAATGGCTGATATTTATATAACCAGTAAACGCACATTATTGGCATGGGAAAAGGGCGAAAGACAAATATCTGATATGGATAGATTGCTCATCTCTTATACCGTATTTACAGATGTATCATATGCACCAGATAGCATTTATATTATTTAAGAGGAGGAATTAACATGTGGAATAGTATTATGAAATTGTATGATATCATTGAAGATATGCCGCCGTTATATACGGATATATTATACGCTAATATAGCTATTGATTTGAATGATGAAGGTAAGATTAAAAGTATAAGTGTTTTTGAAAAGCCATTTGCTATGAACGTTCCATCCACTCTGGCAGCTGAAAACAGATCTATAAGTCCAGCGCCATATCCAATTATAGATCTTTTAAAAAATATGACTAATTTATATTTTTCCAATTTATCTACTATGATGGAAAAAGGTGTAGTGACAAAAAAATTAAAGACTTTTTTTAAATGCTTTGATACTTATAATTTCTGTGATTTCATGGAAACATACGCACAAGAAAATAAGCTTAAGTTTAAAACGTTATGCCCATATATCACTATAGAAGGAGAACCTTTGTTAGATAGCGAACTTTATACAAAATATAATAGATATTACGAAAAATATATGCTCAAAAAAGAAGGAAAATGGGAAATGTCATTATTATCTGGAGAAAATGCTTATTGCACACTTTTTGGTAAAAGAAAACTTCTTCCAGATACTCCTACAGCAAAGATTTATTCAAGCAATTATACAAAATTGCATCCGACTGAAACAGGAAAAGCGAAACCTGATGCTTATATTGGTATCACAGATAGTTATAAATTTCATCATGCCTTGCGTTATTTAATAAGGAATGGAAAAAAATGGGGAAACATGACATTGATTTCCTGGTGTCCTAGTGGTAATATAGCAAATCCTCTACAATCGGTCCAAGAATACATAATGAACGCTACTGGAGAAGTAATGGATCACGTAAATTTTAATGGCGACTTATATAGTGAAGTTATCGAAACCGATACAAATTTGTTTAACACTTTAGATACTATACGTGAGATGTATATAAAAAAATACAAAAAAATGATGATCCATGTTGTTGGTTTAACAGCAGTAACGCAAGGTTGTATAAATACGGTCTATAGAGCAGAAATACCAGCAGAACTATATTTTAATAACCTGACTAATTATTACAAAAATGGCATTCAGAGTTATTATGATTATTATCGTTTTGATGGCATACAGTCGATTCTTCGTGTATTAGATAGCCAAAGACAAAATGATGTTGGTTCCTTTTTGAGTTTACTTAATTATGCAATTTATAACTCAAATATTGCTTATAATGTTATGCGCAAAATGATGAACCAATATGATATCATGATGTATGATAAATGGTATGCTTTCCAATACTTTAATAAGTTCTTTAATAAATTTAAAGATGAAAATTCATTCGCTTACCTTATGGGGAGGTGGGTAGGAATATGTGCTGCAGTTTCGTTTTATTCAAATAGTTTGTACAAGAAAAAAACAGAAATTGATTCAAAATTCTTTTTAAAAATCAAAAATAATCCATTTGAGTATATGCCACCATTAAGCAAACAACTTAATATATGCGAGCAAATACTCACACATAAATCTAATTATTTAATTGATATAAAAAATAAGTTATCTATTAAATTAGCAGGAGAATTACACCCCACAAGTTCTGCAAGTGATATAAACTATTATCTTGGATATGAAGATCAAATAAAAGAAGTCACAGAGATAAACTTAGAAAAGAAAGAAAAAAATCTGTTATTGAATGAAGTTGATGAATAATAAAAAAGGATTGAGAAATTCAATCCTTTTAATAAAAAAATATATATAAATACACAAATAAATTTAGATCCACTGCCTTATGCCTTAACAATAGACAGGCATGTAAAATATCAGCGATATCTTACATATATATAATATACCAAAAGCAATAAAAACACAACAAAAAAAGATCACCCAACCATGAAGGAATGAGTGGTTATTTTTTATTTATGGTGTTTTTATCAAGTACAAAAAACACGTATAAATACGCCCTTTTTCCATTGACATACGTGTTTATGCGTGTTATAATATGCATGTAAATAGGAAGGAGATATCAGGATATGCCTATGACAGCAAAGCAAATGATAAAGTACCTCAAGCAGAACGGTTTTCAAGAAGTACCCGGCGGTGGCGGTTCTCATAGAAAATTCTATAATCCGGATACCAGAAAGACAACAATCGTACCTTATCATTGCAAAGATTTAAAAAAAGGCATGGAGCAAGCAATACTGAAGCAGGCAGGGCTAAAAAAATAGCCTTGGCCTGCGCCGGTTATCCTAATATCTTATATTTAAGGAGGTATATGATATGTCAAAACTTTATTATCCTGCGGTCTTCCATGAAACTGAACCAGATGAAAAGGGCTATTGGGTAGAATTTCCTGATCTGCCTGGATGCCTGACACAAGGTGAAACGCTGGAAGAAGCTGCAGAAATGGCAGAAGATGCACTGGGCACCTGGTTTGCGCCGAATCCATTGGAACCAGCTCAGGAATTTCCTGTTCCATCAAATCCAAGCGATATCAAATTACAAGGTCGTGATTTTGTCTTAATGATTAAGTATGACGGTATCGAGTGGGCAAAGCGATACAATAATAAGTCTGTCAAAAAGACACTTACGATTCCAGCATGGCTGAATGATCTCGCTGATAAAAACAACATCAATTATTCGCAGACATTACAGGATGCGCTAATCAAAAAACTAGGCATTTAAAACAATATGATGCACGCAAAAAAACACTCACTCCCTGAGGAATGAGTGTTGATTTTTTTATTTTCCTTCTTTTACTTCAATCAGCGCTCCGCATTTTACCCAGAAGCCCAATTCTTTCAGGTATGCAAGGTTGTTTGCTTCATCCACTTTCGATACGGTGAAGGTACCCGGAATAGTAAATTCAGCATTCGTATTTGCGAAATACTGATCCTTCTTACCATCGGCAGCTGATACTTCTTTACAGATCGACGGTGAGAACCATCCACCTACGACAGAGCTGTAGATCCAGTCATTTGCTGCATCGTATTTTTCAACACGCATCTTTTTCACAAATTCTACCTTTGAATCTTTCGTAAGATACTGGTCCGGCTTCTTATTGGATGGCTTGTTTGCCGGTTTATTATTTGACGGCTTGCTTGTCGTTTTTTCATACGAGATACGTGCGTATTCTGCCCATTTCGTCCAACCACGGCCTGCAAACTTGGTTTTTAATACTCCCCAGCCACCCAATGGCATATTCGGTGTACACTCGACTACATAACCATTTCCGATATATACACCAACATGGCCAGGCATGAATACCAGAATGCCTGGTCTTTCCGGCATAGATGCAATCATACCTTTTACTTTTGCACGATCGTACATCATGACTTCGTTTTCATCTTCTGATGCTTTGTAATTGGATGGATCATCATCCCACAGGAATGCTTTGATCAGTCCTACACAGTCAAAAGCCTGATACCCCTTATCTACATATCCGGACAAGAATCCGCGGTTCTCTTGGTTCCATGTCAGCTGATTACACTTCTGTTCTAAAAACGCTGAAGTAAAGTTATTCCCAAAAGCTCCCAGAACATAAATCGTCTTGTCCTTTGCGGCTTTCTCTTTTACGTATGATACCAAATCTTTTGCTTTTTTCATTATTCCTCATCCTCGCTTTCTTTGTTAATAAGTTTGTCGGCAACAGCTAAGCCGTTGCTCAAAATTTTTGGTACGTTGAATCCAGCTTCAACGAAGTTTTCGCAGATGGAGCGTGCTTCATTCACAATCAAGCTTGCCAGTACGAACCATCCAAGCAGTGTTGTAATCTGCAAGTCTACACCGATTATCTCACCGATTTCGATCAAGCCTGCTGCAACCATAAATGCAAACGTGATCATGATCCAGTATCCAATCTTTTTAAGTACTCCTTGCCAACCCTTTACTGAATTTTCTTTTTTCATGATTCTTGACTTCATCCAACCTGTTACCCAGTCTGCTATATTAAGTGCAAGGAACAACGCAAACAGATACCAGTGTTCTCCGAATATCACGCTGATAACTGCTATAACAGTGCCCACAAATGCGTTGTAGTTATCTGTGATTGTTTGTGCCATATGTTTCATATACCTCATCTCTTTCCGCCATTCTTGGCAATATGTAGGGCGTTTAACGCACGCCCATGCGAGATACTTGGATCACCCCCTATCCGGCTTTTATTTCATCAGCCTGTTTCTTCGTTATCATCCCACCAGCTATAAATATTTCCAGATCACTGTCTTTATAGATTCCGGCATCATAATACTCTTTGATCCAACGATACATCATACTGCATCACCTGCCTTCAGCTTTGCTAATTCAAGCAGGACAGCAGCATTGAATCTTTCCTGCTCGGACAATTCCGGCTCGATAGGCGGGAAAAGCTCTTGTTTTTCCTCTTCTGTCAATAGTACAGCATTTCCATCCAGCAGTCTGTAATTGTATCTTCCCTGCTCATCCATCAATCCAGATTCCAGATAATTCCCTTGTGCGTGAGTAAAGCGATCCCCTTCGCCTTCATCGATCAATGCATATCCATCTATGCTTTCCATGAATATCTCACTATTAACCTCTGTTATCAAAGAATCAGAATCAACCTTAACGTATACTTTTACCACATCGATACCTCCTTAATAGATTTCTGCGTCTGCCCAATACTCTCGACCATGCACCCTCAACATTCCAGCTGCAGAAGCACTAAAGCTAAAACGCACTCGATTTGTAAAACTTGCATGTGTGATCTTCTCACTTGTTATATTGGTCAGTGTCCCTGCCGCTTTTAACGTCAATGTTGGATCTATTCGCATGTCAACTGGAATCGACATCATATTAGAGAATGAATTTGATGCTGCGTTCATCGTGTAATCAACATATATGTATCTACCATATCTTTGGCAAAGCATAAGTTCCTCTGCATATGGTCTTGGGACAAGCGATGTCGCAATCTCTCCAAGCTCTAATTTTGCATAATCTATATATACGTCTGAGGTTATACCCGGTGAAGAGATTATTATCTGCAAAGATTTGACATCATCGAAATCTGCATCACTCACTACATCGAAGGTCATCTTCATGATCGTATATTTGTTTGCTGAAATCGTGTGTGTCTTTCTCGCTAACGATACAGATGGTTTATCACTCGAATTATACAAGATCGTTGCTGATGTGCTGATCTCTTGTACATTGCTCGATATTATTTTCACGCTCAATGTCAATTTCTTTCCTAAGATCTTACGTATAATAGAATTATTCAATTCTACATGTTGAAATATCAAAAACTTACATTCACCAGCGGTTGATGAAATTTTCATCCTTCTACTACTATTAGTTATAGTATATGGCACATATCCATCAGAAGCATTCATATAAGCAATCCATCTGTCTGCTGTATACATCCTATTGCTAGTTATATTAAATTCATTTCCTTTTTGCCACACTTGAAAATCACCATTGATTAACAGATTGGGATTGCCGATCTGCAATAAATTATCGTATAGTTCTTTACCCTTTGGTGCAGATAATGCGTATGTAGGGTCTTCGGTCGTGAAATCATCTGCGATATTTACCGTTCCCGGGTTCCCTTGCGGTCCCTGTGGTCCTTGTGGTCCTGCAGGACCGGTTTTCCCTGTGTCTCCTTTAGGCCCCTTGAAATTTCCAACTAAAACTTTAGCCATACATGCCCCTCCTTATCCTGGTATATCCATGTAGATATTACCATTCTCATCTACTTCAAATGTCGGTGGTGCTGCAGAATCCGCATAATAACAATACAGATTTCCGGCCGCATCTCCAACAAATGTGAACACGCCATTCGCCGGTGTTATCACACCGCTATCACCACGTTCCCCTTTTTCTCCTTTTTCGCCAGGTATCCCCTGTATCCCTTGCGGACCTCTTGGCCCGATGAATTCCCCTGTATCCAATGCATTCTGAATATATGCTATCTGTTCTTTTTGCTTCTCGATCAGTTCAGACGCCGGTGTTTCAAATTCCGAATCCATATACTGCTTCACGAAGTCTGCAACTGCCTTCTGCCATTCATCTTTACTCGGAAGTATGACAGTCCCATTCGGTGCCGGTGTACAGCGTGCTGCTATTTGTTGCGTAACTTCGATATGAGCAGCATCCTTTGGATCTGTCATTTCTATCGCGATAAAGATGATTCCATCCTGCCCGAATGCTTCCGCAGGTATCTTGAATACTTTATTGCTATATCTCGCAATCGCCACAGAGTACACGCCATTTTTTTTATACCATCCGATTTTCGGTGCGACGATATAATCTTTGTATGCATCCGTATCATTGATATATTGTACAGGCACATCTGCCGAACCCTGCGCTGGGATGATTTCCGCATCTAATGTCAATGTCAAGCCTTTCCGTGTCACTTTGATCATCACTCTGCCTCCTACCGTTAGATATCATAATTCATATCAATAAACTTACCTTTCGTTTTCATAGTCACACCTAAAATAGAGTTTATACGGATATGATTGTCTTCATTAAGGTTTAAGAATATATCATCCTTGGTTATAGAAATCGATGGTCTTGATAACAAGTCGGTATTGTTGTCGAAAATACCAATTCTTATCAGATCTTCACTCAATATGATTACTGTATCTTCTTTTTCTCCGAGCGTTATTTGACTTATTCTTCCTGCTTCATAACTCAAATGTAGATTACGCCCGATATAAGCATCATACTCTGTTGTAAGTTTACCCTTGAATGTCCCCGATTCCATCGTTACATTTTTCATGACTGCATCAGCGCATCTCATGATTCCATCTTTAGCAACTGAAAAATTATTTCCTATCTCTATCGTTCCTCCGATGATCTTGCTACCATTTATGGTAGCACCTGATATCGTTCCCGCAAAACTTCCATCCTTCATTCGTAATTCTCCGGTATCCAGATTCAAATAAAATTTTCCATTCCTGTCTGTCAGTATACCGGTGATCACATAGTCCGCATTGATCGCTTCAAAATCTATCGCCGTTCCCCATTTCCAGTCCGTATCCGTCTCATTGCGTTTTTTAGCGATCTGTATGCCTTGTGTACCTATACAGAGCGCTCCATATGTAGGAGATGATTTGTCGATATCTTCGAATAGGATCGCACGTACATCCTGCCTTTTGGCGATGTCCTTTTGAGCCTTTAACGATGTCATCATGAGATTTACGACACCGGCAATACGCTGCGCCATGATCGTGTTGCTCACTTTATCGTATATGGTATCTACGATATGCTGAGTTTTCGATAATCTATCAAAATAATCTTCTTTATGATCACCCAACGTAAGAGATGTTACGCTATTGGTTATCCCGTCGTATACTAATTCGATGACACGAGGTGTCGTTTCGATCTTTAACCTACGATGGGATACATGTACCGTATCTCCAAGCGACACTCTCACTAATTCACTATATTCCTTATATAAGTCCGTTTTGGAAAGATCTACCATCTGAACGTTGTATGTGATGATCGGCATATCTACTTTATTGATCGTATACTCACGTTTCGCTCGCTCTCGTAGCTTTTGATAGAGGATCGCTTTTGTATCGCATATCGTGATGCCGTTTTCTTCATCGCCTTCCTGGGCATCCTCTTTCAACTTGATATCAGTATACTCAAATACCACCGGCGGAAATCTTCGTGGCTCATACTTTTCTATATTCGGCGAATCGACCGTTTCATTGTTAGGAAGCATATGACCGTTGTATGCCTTTGGGCGTATTCTGGTAACCACTTCCGACATATCGATTTTTTCTTCAACACCCGTTAGATTGAACCCGAATTCAGCTCGCATCCCATTATCAGCTCCGGCACGTTTATTCAGATAAATCTCATAATTCTTATAGATCGGTTCGCCTCCCCATCTATTCAAAAATGCATTATCATTGTCTCCGCTGATCGCTTCATTTGCACACATTTCCTGATAATAAGCACTATTCGCTTTCGATATATCGGAATATCCTTTGTACTTCGTATCTTTAAACATGATATTCAATGCATCCTGTGCAGTTTTATTCACGACGCGAGTGTCGAAGAAATATATATCATTCGTAAGAAATATAGGTATTGCATAGGCTTCGATAAAGTCATCATTCTTATCCACTTCATTGATCATGAATAACTGCCGCTTGCCGATGGGAGTGTCCATGCTTAGGATGGCATTTTCTACAATACCCTCCATATTCTCATCCAATGGATTTCTGAGCGTTACCACCCATTCTCCTTTCAGCTTCATCTTCAACTCACACGTTATGGGTTTCAGATTATAATCTCCATTATAATCAAAATTGCGATTTCCCGGTTTATATACCTGGATCATCATATACACCTCCAGTTTGGTTGTATGGTCAGTGTGAATTTTGCCGGATCGGATATTGATATCTTATTTTCTCCTTCGATCAGTAGCATGTCTTCATATTCTCCACTGATAGCAGTATTGTGCAATGTCCCGTCACTACGGTACGCTATCCTACGATATGTATCGATGGTAAGGTTTTGTCCTACGTTTGCCTTTATCGCATGTCCGTTGACCGTCAACGTGCACACTCCCTCACCCTTTATAAAATAAACAGGTGTCGTTTCTTCGTATGGATTATCCTTTATCTGTTGTGGGTCATATAGTTGTATGCCTGATAATAGGTAGGTGTACGGGTCTAATGTAAGATTCACAGTAAACCTTCCTATCCTCAACGAATTTCTGGCATTGGTAGATACTTCGACTTTTTTTATCCTGTAGTATACAGATCTGTCATCGCTGAAAGATAATCTTTTTCCAACGGATGTAAGCAACCAGCGTTTCGCCATCCGCCATACATTGTTCCAATTATCCGGGGATGTCATATAGTTCAATTCTACAGATATCGTGATGTCTTCATAATATCCTGTATCCTCATACAGCTTACCGTCCCGTCCTGGAAGTCCTTTTTCGTTATATCGTTTTTGCGGTGACGGGACATCCGGACGCTTCACGACGTATAGACGCAAGGTTTCGCTGCATTCATCATTTAAAAACATATGGTACATGACATCATCCTCCTGTCACTATACTTTTGAATGTCTGGTTTCTGTTCACACGTTTAACTACCATCTGTTCGATCATTCTGCTATCCAGATATACATTTATCTGATTCACCTGTTCACTTTCTAAGATTGCCTTTGTATTTGACAAGAAGGTGCCGTCTACACCGAACATCTCACTTTGTGCCCGCTGCATGATTGCAGAATTATCCTGCAAACGTTCCACCATACCTTTTCCCATATCAGTGATCGTGGAAAACAATTTCTTTTTCTTGTTTTCTACACCGTTTATCGTTCCGATCGTGAAGAAATCACCTGCTTCAAACGCGGCTTTCGATGGAGAATTTTCTTTTAGAGAGTCGTGCAAAGCCGATATCATCATAAGCCCCATATTCGATACTGCACCAAACACTTCTCCCGCTCTGTTGTTTACTCCGTTCTTCAATCCAAGCGCATAATTCTCTCCGGCATCCGTGTATTTCCATGTATTTCCATCCAGCACCGCATACCCTTTATCTGCAAGAGCCTGCCATGCGGCTTTGGTCTGCGGTGTACCGTCATCGATACCCTTTTTCGCTTTTTCTGTTTGTCCGAATGCAGCACTGAGGAATTGATCCTCATTTTTCTTATAAGCATTCAACCCGGCAGTACACATCGTTTCCCACAAGGTTGCATGTTCTGGAATGGCATCTGTTACGACGCCCAGTTCGTCTTTTAACTGTTTTTCCAGAGTTTTTAACTGCATCTTGCTGGCTTCCACTTGATTTTTCACAGCTTCATCTTCACTGTTCTTATTTTCTTCAACATAACGTTTCAGCATATCGATCTGTTCCTGCGTAGAAAGCTGTAAACTCTTTCCGTTTTCCTTATATGTATTCGCCACATAGTCTACGATGTTTTTTTGACTTTCAGCTGTCCCTTTTTCCATTTCTTCCATCAGATACTTCTGCTCAGCTATCGTTTGCGTATATCCATCCACAAGCTCTTTTTTCTTTTCGTAATTCTTTTTATACTCTTCCAATTCACTATTCAATCTACTTTTTGTTGCGTCATAATTTATATTTCCATCTCTAAGGCCATTGTCCTCCATCTTCTTGATTTCTGCTTCTACTTCAGCTCTTTTCGCCAGATACTCATCCTCGGCTTTCATCATATCTCTGGTGGCCTGTGCATTCTTTTTGACAGCCTCCGTATATTCGTCCATACCACTATCGACAAGTGCTTGCGCCTGTTTCTTCGTGATCAGATCATCGATGTTTTTCATCTGTTCCTTATAGCTGTCAATGATGTTTCCATTCATCTGCAGTTCTGTTCCCAATGCATCGTTCAATTCCCCGAGGATTACTCGTGCGCGGTCTTCATAGCCTTTTTTCACTTCACCGTTTGCAGATGTGATGCTCTCCAGTTCTGTCTTCAACTGGGCGTAATATTCAAAATTTCCATATATCCCCTCAACTGCCTCCTCCTGCGCAGCCTGCATCTCTTTCCAGGCATCTATCTGCTTCTGTGTTTCCTCGCTGCTCTTCTTTATCGCTTCTGTGGCGGCATCTGTTTTTTGCGAAAAGATGAACATTGCGGTTCCTGCAGCTGCTGCCACACTTGCCAGCGTCAATAAAGGGTGAGCAGCAATGAGTGATCCCAGACCTCCCAGTGCACTTGAAACTCCAGGAATGTCTGCTGTTGCAAGCTTCGTCAGACCACCTGCTATATTTGTAATGGAATCTTTGAATTTCGAAATCTTGTTTACTGCAAATGCAGTCGTGGCAGCTGTACCCAATGTAACGAGGGCACCCTCGACCAATGGCAGATTGTCGATCATCCATTCTACGCCGCCTTTTAATACCGGCATCGCATCCTGGATCATAGGTTCTAGGAGATCGGTCTGCAATGTCCTTCCCAAACCTCGTAACTGACTTTCTACAGTCCCGTATTTGATATCCTGTATCTCCTTCATCTTTCCACTGACATCCGAAAATTCATCTCCGACACTGGTCAATGATTCCACGAACTTTGCATTCGCGTCCTCTCCCATCGTACCGAATGCAGTTGCTGCTTTTGTGAGCTTTTTCTGTTGATTTGTCGTTTTTGCTATATCTTTTACGATAGCGTCGATAACATCTTTCTGTGTAGCACGCCCATCTTTCCATGCCTTGAAAACTTTTCCCGTTTCCGAAGAAAACATATCCAAAGAATCCTCTATCGTCCCATCCGCAAGTCGTGTCGTTACCTCGTTTATCGCATCGTTGATTTTATCCAGATTGTAAGCACCGTTTTGTGAACCATTCTTCAGCAACTGAAAATAATCATCCGCGCCATAACCAGCCTGAGCAAACTTACCGGCATATTCCGAGATGTTATCTCCGAGTTCATCCGTATAGTTCAGCCCATTTTGTGCTCCCATAGCGATCAGATCCATGGAATCTTCCGCAGAGAGACCAAATTGGTACATCAGCTGTTTAGTTCCTCGCAGCGTTTCGTTGAAGTCCATGTCGAACGTATCTTCCAAAGTCTTCACACCTGCTGTTACGTTCTTCAAATCTTCATCATCCAGATCGGACATCTGCTGTTTTACGCGTGCCATAGAATCCGCGATATCCTGTAAAGAGTCTCCATAATCATTATTATAGAGTTCTTTCATCTCTTCGTTATACCGTTTCATTTCATCCGCAGATGCTCCTGTTGCCGCCTGAAAGCTTGCACTCGCCCCGTCACTTTGTGTAATGAGTTCTTTTAGGCTTCCGGCAAGCGACTGGATGCCATCAGCTGTGATATCCGCCATCGCACCTTTCATGATGGTAAAGCCATCACCTGCATCCTTCGCACTGTCTTCTACTTCATCCAGGGCTCCAGCAAGTTGCTTCGATTCTGTCCGGACCGCAGACAAACGTTGCTTGTTCGTTTGTAGATGTTTGGATAGAGCTGTGATCTGTGCAGCCAGCTGCTGCGTCTCTCGATCGTCTTTCCCTTTTGCGAGGGCCGCTTCCTGATAGGCTCTCTGCAGCTCAGACAGCTCCTGTTGCTGCCTAGCGATATCTTGCGTCAATTCACCTAGCTTACTCGATGCATTTTTTTCAGCTGCTGATAATTCATCCATCTTTTTCGAATTATCAGCAATTTGATTCTTTAAAGCTTCACAATATCCCTTCGTTTCGTTGATGGACGTCCCCAACTTCGCCATCACATCTTCTTGCTTGCGCAGCGCATTCTCTGCTTTTAATGCTTCTGCAGAATTTTCACCATATGCCTTCGTGGCATTTTCCAACCCTTTTTTTAGATTGCCTAGATTCTCACTCTGTTCCTTATATTCTTTTGACAGAACGGATACTTTCGTATCTTGCTCCTGCAATTGTTTTTTCAATATCTCGTTCTTGTCCTGCAAGAAATCAAGAGAATCCGAATTCCCATCATATTTTTTCGTGAGGAGATTCATCTCCGATCCGAGCAGTTTCAATCTTCCGTTGATTTTTTGGATCTGATTGTTGAATTCTCTTTCTCCTGTGATTCCTATACGTGGCCCGATATCATATCCCATATCTCTTCACCTCACTATTTCAATGACGGGATGAAATCCCCATTTATTTCACTATCAGCTTCCGCATATCCCTTGATACGCTGATACATTTCTACAATATCACTCAGCTCACCGATCGGCATGTGTGCAAATTCATATTCCTGCATGCCGATCATGCGAGCCCATACAGATAAACAAAGGTAGTGATCGTCAGTTCCCTTTTCACCTTTTTTTACTTTGTTGTTGATTCTTTTTTTTTCGATTTGACGAGCGTACTGTACATCGCCTCCGTCAATATTCCGGAATCTTCATATCCAATATCTGCATATAAAGATTCTTTATTCGGGATATCCAGTATCAGTTCCTTTCCATCCTGCTGCTTGATCTTCTTTCGGTTACAGTACTGGATACCTTCGCATATCATGATATACACGATATCCTTTACAAGTCTTATGCTATTTTTTTTAAATTTTTCAGGTTCCAATAAACAGTCCACCATTTTTGTGACCGGAATATATTCATCCTCGATTTGTTCTGCTGCATTCAAGGAGAATACGAGGGGATATGTCTTCCCCTCGATACTGAGTAATGATATTCTCATGTCCATCTACCTCCTTTATGCATCTGTTTTTCCGCATTTGTATTCCAAGTACAGAGCAGCTTCCGCTCTTGTCTGGAACCATGCGTCCATCATCCAAGGATGCTCATATTTATCATCTACCAGATCACTGCGCATAACTGTTCCGGTGATCGTCGGTGTCTGCCATTCGATAGATTCCCCTTTCGTCGTTGCCGCTTGTTCCGGAACATTGAAGAACACCTTCGGCAGGAATACTGCTCTGTATTTTGTGACATCATTGTTTTGATGTGCTTCAATTACACCGATACCCAAATACGGAGCTACACGTTTATCGTCATAAATGCCTTCTGTCGCATTTTTATCTGTGTTATATGTGAATTCTTCCGTTCGGATACCCAGTACCTTTTTCGATGCCTCTTGCGTCAGGTCATCTGTTGTCAGTGACAATTCGCCATTTTGGAATGTACCCTTATCGTGTTCTGCATCCATGTCATCTGCATATAGCGGATTATCTTCGCTCTGATTGATCGCAAGTGAGTATTCCACCATCTTCGCGACTGTTGCCGGTTCACTGTATGTCGGTTTGTTTCCCGTCCCCGAATAGTCATACATGCCGACGATCAGCATGCTCAATCCTTTGATTGCCATATCATTTCATCTCCTTTTTTATTTCATTTTCGATGGTATCCGCCATCGCTTTTACTGCTGTTTTTTTATTCTTCGTTACTGCTCTGTTTACAAATGGATTTTTCTTTCTAAACGATGTTCCACTATTTACAGAACGAGCGATAACCTGGTTTGGAACACCTTTCGGATACTTCTTCGTTTTGTCACGACCATATCCATCCCATCCGACTTTGGCATTCACAAAATCACTATCTTCTTGTATAGGAGCAATCCCCATTCCCTCAATCAAATCTGCTTTTTGCCTATTTGATATCCCGCTTATAGGTTTTTCTGGAGATCCGTATCCATTATCTACAGGAATATCTTTGATTTCATCTTTGATTGCGTCTGCAATGATTCCCGCACCTTTATACACGCCTTTGTGAATGATATCGTCAGACACTTTTCCCATCCTTTTTATAGATTTGATATAATCATTCAGTCCTTTATCCTGTATTTTTGCCATTATGCCACCTCAAAATGCCATTCATAATGGATATATCCTGTTTCATCTTCGTATTGTATTGATTCAATACGGCAAGTGATTTCTGCATCTTCTAATGCCCTTGTTATCTCCTGTACCCACGGATCATATTCTTGTTTCGTAAACAGATCGATTGTTCCGTTAATGACCATTATTTCGTGTTTATCGTCAGCATGTAGCGAATCTCCTTCGATTCCTTCCTGCCATACGATGTATCTTTCTTCGCTGCCAGTCTTTTCAAAATGATGAACATCTTTAGTGACCGTCAACAGGGCATCACGTACTCGCTTCAGTAGTTCCATATGGCTCACCTCTTCGCTCCAAGGACAACACCGTGATCGGTATCCCTTCATCGTCTTGGCCATGCTGCACCTGCAATATCGTATACTGCCTGCCGTCTATGCTTGCAATATCCCGACCGGCAGAAATCGAACGTTCCCGGTATACATGGATCACTTCATCCAGCGTATCACCTGCCTGCTTTGCGGTATAATTGCGCACGATACCAACCTTTTCATATCCGAAATACAGTGATAACCTTGGACGATAGTCGTACACCGGCTTATTCCCGGGCTCTGCCACATTCACTCTTTCGCAGATATCTACGATCCCATCATCATATGTATAGGCCATCTTCATTCCCTCGCTTTCTGAGAAAATAGCAGATTGTTCAGCTCATAGCGTAGGAAGCGCGGCATGATCATTTCAGATGATGCGCGTTTGCGGTACAGGAACGCCGCATAATGTTCGATGGTATATTGATAGTCCATCGATCCGTCGTCCTGTATCCCCATCCGCTTCATGAGCGCTTCCGCATTCTTCAACAAGGTGCGCAGGTATGGTTCCTCAGATGGTGGCGTCTTCAGGTCCTGCTTTAGGACCGTTAGCAGCAATTCTTCATCCATCTGCTTTTACCGCCTTTATGCAGCTGCACTCTTGTTCACTGTTACGATATATTCTTTTTCCACACCAGCGAAGCTGACGGTGATGCTCAGCGTGTTTTCTCCATCTGTGAAGGATGCGGTTTCACCATTGTTCACAGGTGTTTCTTTATTCTTGATCGTGATGGTAGCTCCTGCACGTTTCGCAACCGCTTCGATCTTGCTGCTGGCATTGGATGTGTTTACCATGTATTCATAGGTTCCTGCACTGAATACAGGGAACAGTTTATTGCTGCCGATCTTTAAGCTTGCCAGCTGCACATCCTCTTCGTTTGCTTTGTCCGGCGCAAATACAATAGATGTCGTTGGTGTCTTTCCGCTGATATTGATCAGTCCGAATGCTTCCGCGATGACCGGCTTTCCATCAAATCGCTCCGTACCTTTGAATACGGTTTGATCTTCCAGGAAACGTACATGTTCAGACTGTCCCAGCTGCAGACCTTTGCGCTGTACAGCCTTGTAATTCGTCATATAGCCGAATGCAATATCTCCATCGGCCATGAACTTAAGTTCTTCTACCTTTCCGCCAACAACCGGCATCGTATCATTCATACCGCTGACGATCGTCGCATTCATATTCGTATCCATCGCTTCCACGACAAGATCGAGCTTTGTCTGTCGATTCATCATCCATACCAGATTTCCTGAATCATAATCGGTAAAGATCATTTTCAGGCAGCGCACGATCTCTTTGAACAATTCTTTTCCTGTCTTTCCGGTGATCGTTTTGATATTGGATTCGTGAAGGTCTTTCCATTCCCGCTCTGTGTCGTTGTGGTCGCTTGGTTTTACGGTCTGCGCCAGACGGGTGACAATCCCCATCGGCATCTTGACGCCTGTTCCATATACGATAGCCTTATCCTTAGCCTTTGCGATCGCGATACCTAATGCATTGATCAGCTCCTGCGCCAGGTTTACGTCATTATCTTCTAACAGCGCATTGCAGACCTTGAAAAAGCCGGCTACCTTGAATCCGTCCATTTCCACATCGTTGAAACCTAACTCCAACTCATTCAGCTTTCCGCACTGCTCAGTCCATACCGCTTCCGGAACGCTCCCCATGATCGTGATACGTGCCGTACCAGTGATATCGCTCTTGTTAGTATACTTCAGCAGCTTGGAATTTGCTTCGGTCACCTCTTTGATCATCGGCAGGAAGTTTTGTGGGATGATCAATCCTGCATTGCCGATTGCTCTTTTCTCTTTGATGCAGGAGCGTACCTGCTGCATGAAGTCCTTTACCTCCTCATTTGCGAAGATCGCGCTTCTTTCCTGCATGGTACGTCCGAAAAATTCTGTTCTTGTTTCCATATCTCTATCCTTTCCTCTCTTGCTTCTGCTGTTCTGACTTGCTCCCTGATCATCGCCTGCCTGCGGCTCCGGCGGTGTACTTTCCTGCTCCTTGATTTTGTTTTCCAGCTCTTCGATCTCATCCTCCAACTTTTTCTTTTCGGCTTCATGAGCATCCTTTTCCTTTGTCAGGTCTTCTACAGCATCCTCTACGACCTTACGGTCTGCTTCCGGTGTGCTTTCATCCATTTCTGCGATGGACGCTTCCAGCTCCTGTTCCCGTGTCCGGAAACCTTCATCCTTACTTCTCAATTCTTCCAGCAGCTTTTTCTTCATTGCTGCCTTATTTCTCATCAACAATACTTTTAATGCCATCACGATTCTCCTTTCAATTTTTTAATCGTATTCATTTTCCAAGCTTCGAAGCTGCGTTTTGTCATATCCTCCAGCTGCCGCTTCCTTGCGCTTACGCAGGTTTCTTCATATGCTGGGAATGTAACGATCGACACTTCATACAGCTTCACTTTTTTGATCGTCCAATGTGTTTTATTATCGATACTTGATACATCTTCGTCGACGATCTCAAATCCGATAGAACACTGATCGACGTCACCACGTTTTACCCGTTCGTATACGTTCATAGCATCGACATCATTACGATTGATCTTTACATCTCCCCATAGACCGGTATCATCGACTCGCAGCTGCAGCGTCCCTGCTTTCGTACGCCCAATGACCAGGCGCGTCTTGTGGTCGATCAAAGCACGGATATCTTCATTCAGCTGATCGTCGAATGCATGAGGGTCGATGCTTTCTGACATCCCTTTCCATATTTCATAATTACTATTAAATACAGCAAAATAACCACTGATATATAGGTCGTTGTCCTGTTCGCGCGTTTCAAATTTTGCCTGTGCGCTTCGCAGCTGCCGCTTTCCTCTATCCACCTTCTTCACCTTCTTTCTTTTTCAACTTCTTCTGGTCACCGATCATACCTGCTGGTATGTAGTTTTCCAGAATCACTAATTCATCCAGACCATCCTTATGTGGCATGTCGATCCAATCTCGTACCTCGTTTCCTTCCATGATCCCTCTGGTATAGAGATTTGCGCCAACATTAGCTAACGTGTCGATATCATACGAATGCAGAGAACGTGCATTGAATCGAAAATATAATGTTGGATCAATCAGAACAGCTTTTGTGAAAGCCTGTTCGATACATTGACAGATCGTTTTTATCCTTGTATTGATAAAATTGTTCCAGGCATCCGCTTTGAATTCTCCGATTCCCAGAACGAACGGCGGTACGTCCAAGATGGCCGCCACCGTTTTTTTATCCAGCTCCACATTTTCCTGTATCGCCAGGTCTTTTAGACTCAATGGTTTAACAGTTTCTACTTCAAACGAATCTGCGGGAAGCAGCCACGGTTCCCCGGCTTCGGTGCTGGTCACATATTTTTTCAGCAGCTGAGAACGTCCTTCTTTACTGCTCAGCTCCTCTGTATCCGCGTCCACCTTCACGATGATAGAAGGCTTCCATTTTGATTCCATGAATCCTTTCTTCGTGATACTCGCCTGCAGGAGTGTCTCTGCGACCTGCTTTAAGCTTTTACGATACCCCTCGCCCTTCCATGGCACTTCCGGATCCGGGTTCATTGCGATATGGATGAGGTCCCATGGCTCATAGGTCTGTCCGTAGATCATAATCTTATATCCATAGCCGTCCGGCAGGAAGGTGGTCTGACTTGGTGGTATCGGCAATAGATCGTCCAGCAGTCCATCTTTTGTTTTTGGAAGCACTACAGCATTACCGTCACCCTCCAGCAATAGCGCACGCACGATCGTCTGGATGAAGGTCGAACGCGTCATGTAGCGATTCGGTTCGATGTCGATCTTGCGCGATAATCCGTTCCGGATCCGTATATCTCCTTTATCCTGTGTATTCTGCATCAAATGGATAGACATGCTGCCGATCAGATTCGCGATCTTATTGACTGCCGATATGATCTCCGGATTTTTTGCCAGCGATGCATAGCCGCTGCTGCAAAGCATATCGTAAGTACTGATATCACACAGATATGTGGATGTACGCTCTTCGCTTCTTTTCTGCCTTGGGTCCGCTCTCACCTTTCCTTTATTTCTCTGTTCGCTCATTGATTCCCTCCTATTCCAGGAATGCCGCTGCATTCGCTGATTTTTCGTTTGCGATCAGCTTTTGTTTGCACGCAATGACGGTCGCGTCGAACAGGTCGATACGCTGTGTCGGCATGACTTTCTGAAAGCGGACAAATTCGTCACTGTCTTCGATGGCTTTTACATTGCTGATACAATATTCAAACGCTTTGTTGTGTAGATAATAGAATTGTTGTTTGATTACCTTTCGCTCGATCTCACGGAAGGCTTCTGTCTTTTCAAATGGTCTCTGCGACTGGTCGCGCATCTTGAAGCCTGCTTTCTTCATCTTCATGACAAATTCACGCGCATATTTCCGGTCGTATCCTGTCCATTTCAGCTTGAAGCCCATTTTTTTCATGTGGATGAACCACTTCACGACATCCTCGTACTCTACCACTGCGCCATTGCACATCGTGAGCCACCCCTGTTCCTCCCACCAGAATACCGGTATGTTGTCGTCGTCCGCTTTTTTATGAGCGATCGCCCGTGGTATGAATGCATGCGATATCGTGATGTCTACATCCTTGTAGGTCCCGTATATCGTTGCCCCTGTAAGGTCATGCATCTTCGATAGATCGGCACCTCCATACCATTTGATCGGCAGCTTTGCCAGCTCCTCCAATGTCCAGTTGTATTTTTCATCGGATGAAGTCACCTGCATCATGTCGAAATATGTGTCGATTGCATCCGTGAAGACATTCAGCGACTTCGCAAAATAATCTTTTCGCTGCTGCGGATCATTGAGTGCTTCCATGGCTCCTTCCATCAGTTCATCTGGTCGGATCGATTGCCCATATGCGGGATTTGCCATTTCCTGGATCCGCGGATTCGTAAAATCCAGAAACTTTGCACCGTTTTCATCTACGGAGTAATCAGCTTCGCAAATAAATATGAAATAGCGGTCATTTTCAACTTCTTTGTCCAGTATCTTTTTACAGTAGGTTACCTTTTGCGCAAGAAAGCTGTTCGGATCATCACCGGCTGTCGATATACCGATCATAAGTTTATTGCTGTACGCCTTCATTGCTTCTTTGAATAAGTTATATTGCTTTGGTTTTTTGAAAGCGTGGATCTCATCTGCAATGGCCAAGTTACAGTTGAAGGAATCCTGCGCATCCGGATTTGCGGCCAGTGCATCCAAACGGAAAAACCCGGTCCCGATCGCTGCTTCGATGGAATGCTCGTTGTTGTTGTCTATGATATGGAATGCTCCTCCATGATCCTTGGCATCCTCTTTCATCCTTTTGATGTTATATTCTAAAAAATTGAATGTTTGCATGGCCTGCTTCGAATCCGCTGCCACGATATAGATGCTTGACCCTGATCTCCGCCATAACAAACCTAGCGCGTACGCTAACGCACCGGCGAATGTCGTCTTAACATTTTTTCGTGGAATGAAGATCAGGCACTCGGTAAACCGATTGATCTTCGTTCCTGCCATCTTGAAGCCTACGAGATTATAAACGATGAATTTGTGAAATGGCATCAGGAAGAAAGGAGTACCACGAAGCTCTGTGCCATCTAGCAGCTGCCCTTTCTCATGACATATCGTCAGCTCGATGATACCGATCACAAATTCCGCATCGCTTGTTATAAAGTCCCATCGTTCATCCTGCAGATCGTCAAGAAATCGCTGACACGCCTTGATTCGATATTCGTTCGCTACGATGGAGCCATCACAGACCCCGTTCGCATAGTCCATGACTTCCTTAAGATTTTCGTTCAAGCCGTTCCAACGCTTCACCCAGGACGCTCTTCTTGCCCTGGTCCAGTCCTTTCGCTTTGATCGCCTTAAATCCTTTTGGTGTCAGACCGAAAAGATTCTCCATCTCAATGAGTTCGCGGCGCAGATTTTCCATAGATAGGTACAGCGGTGCTTTCCGTATGTTGGTGGCACCTGCTTTGTTGGTGTACTTTTCGGTCACTTTGCAGCCTGTTTCCCGCCATGTTCCGCATAAGATATCATATTGCATGCGCATATCTGCATACCGTTGTATCGGGATGTTAAATTCCTCCCGATAAACGCCTAAACTTCGCATTTTTTCGATCGTTTCATTTCTGATCTTGTTGGTCCGGATGGTGATCTTTTTATCGCTCAGCATGTGCTCACCCCCTTTTTTCTAAAAATCATTAGAGTTGGAAGAAGT